GTTGGTTGGGATCAAGAAGAGGCTTGGGTCAAAGCCAGACCGGGAACTTGACGAGCAACTTCAATAAGTTGAACGGCAGGTACGCGACCACGGGTATCTTGACGAACAGCCATACCATAGACGGACTGAACACCGACAGCGGAGAGGTGTGCCTCGTTGCCGGAGTTAGCGAAATCGTCGTAATGGAAGATTTGCTCACCATAGATCTTACCCTTTGCGTAGTACATAGCGTCTTTACCCATAGCAAGGATGTATCCGATAGGAGTACCAGCGGAATTAGCTTGTACAAACAAGGATCCCTGTGGGAATGAAGCTACTTCAGATGCACTGCTAGGTTGGCTAGTTGCTACAGTTAGTACGATGTGGCTTGGGCTTGCTTTATTAGCGGTATACTTGAACAGACGGTGTGTTCCGCTAGGTGTAATACCCAGAACATAGTGCGTAGTGCTGTCTGCATCTTCTGCATACTCCGCTCCCCCACCACCAGGAATTTTAATTCCTGCGCCACGGAAGTTAGCGGTCCAGTCATCCATGGATCCGATAGCACCAATTACGAAGTCGGTAGCAAGTACACCGTTAGTAGTGTCAGCAGGACCAGCAGTAACCGGAGTGCTGTCGAAGTGATAGTAGGTAGGCAGAAGTGGGGAACCTTGACGTCCGCGAGCGGTGTCAATGATAACATTGTGATTAGCAATGATGTTGTTGTCCCATTTTGCATACGAACCGGAGAACAACTTGTTGTCGTTTCCACGGGAGTCTGCGTATTGGATAGCTTCAAGATACTCGGTATCAGAACGAAGAGCGCGTAAACATGCGTCTGGGCCGAAGAACAAGTAACCAGGAATTTCTTGGTTAACGTCTCCACCAGTGTTCATTGGCTCACCGCCTTGAGCGATAAGAGCTTGTTTAGCTTCTTGGATCAAGTCGATGGAGAGACCGCCTTCAGCAAGCGTGAAGTCGTTCTTTACACGCAAGAAGTTGGTGTCGGTGTTGTTCAAGCAGCTCTGACGAAGAACATATTGGATTTGATCTTGCTCAGTACGAGACATCCACTCGGACATGACTTCAGCTGAAAGCTGATCAATGGTTTTGCCAGTGAAGCGCATGAGTTTAAGAACTTGCGTCCAGGAGACAGCGTGACGAACGAGGTCAACTTCAACACTGAATGTTCCGAAGTCGAGCTTGTCGGTAGCGTTCTTGAGAATGTCCTCCCCACGTACGCCTTGCCCACGAATAGGAGCAACGGTAGTGAAAGTTACTTTGTCAGAACCACCTGCGGACAGGTCACGTTTTTCAGCGATAGGACTACCGCTTCCTTCTGCTCCGATGAACTTTGCGAACACGTTTTTTTCCCTGGCGTCCCGAGATACGAGCTCGGACCAGAGGCGTGAGCGCAAGTCAGAACTAGGACCATCAAGTAGTCCCTGATATGATGTAATATTTCCCTTAACCAAATCAACATTGCCGGCGGCGTTTTCGATTGGGTCTGGGTTTGCTGGAATAGTTTTTGTAGCCATTTTATTTTAAGATATTTTAGATTAGATTATTCCGTTATCTTAAAGGCTGTGCTCCTCCTGGTGATCCTAGTAAGGCATACAAATCTTTTGTATCCATATTAGGCAAGTTTTGCAGCAAACCTTCACGAGTAACGGGTGAATTTACAGGTTGTGCTGTAGTTCCTGTTGTCAAAACCTTAGCTTGAGTTCCCATCTGAGGTGCCTGAGGTTGCGGTGCTTGAGGCACTGGTGCCTGTTGCGGTGCTACGGGTGGCGGATTGAAAGATGCAAACTCACTAGCTATAAGTTCCGGCCACCTAGGTGACTCAAAAACTGCAGCGTAGTCGGGGTCGGACTGAGCCTGCGATACGAAATCATCAAACTGCTTACGATAAACAGATTGTTTATCCTGCAATTGAGGAAATCTTTCATAGACTCGGTCACGGCTTTCCATCGCTTTACTACGATGGGATTGATAAGCTTGTTGCTGTGTTTCTCGCTCTAACTGTTGCTTTTGGATAGTTAGATTTTGTAGCTGAAGCTCTTGTTTCATGATTTCCCGTTGCAATTTAAGTGCTTCGGTTGTCTCAAGATCTTCGGCTGCTTTCTCTACTTTTCCTTCAAGCTCCAAAATAGATGCTCGAATATCATCTGCTTGCTTATCTAAACCACTAATCGGGTCGGGCTCGGACGCCTCGACTTCCTGTGTGGGTAAATTATTTTGAGGAGTTGGTTCTACGTTCTGTCCGTAGATGATCCGCGAAGCATCGGCAAAGGATCCATTAAAACCTTCAGATCTATAAAGATCAATGACTTGCTGATCCAGTTCGTTACGAGGGCGAACCCTACGTTTTGCGAGCTGTTCTTCAGTCTCAGTCTCTTGCTCTTCTTCGAACTGCGGCTCTTGGCCTTCGACCTCTGGCTGTTGTTCTTCGGCATATGATTCCGGGATTTGGTCCTCGGTCTCAGGCTGAACATCAGCTGCTGGCTGATCTGACGTTATACCTAATGCATTGCGAAGATCGTCCGTAGACGCATTCTCAATGCTAAACTGTTCCTCTACTTGCGGGGAATCAACCTCCGCGATGTCTGTTTCCATAACGCGAAGATAACGATTAACTCACAAAAAGTTAACCGGTTGTATAACGATTATTTACCTTGCGGTTTGTTAGCGTCAGTTCCGTATTTCTTAGGAGCTAACGCGCATTTTTTATCTTTAGCACACTGTTTAGGTTGTGGGCATGATTTACAAGGTTTGAAGGGTTTAT